CCAAATGTACCAAACGTTTTACCTAAACTTAGGACAGCCATGGAATTTAAAAGAAAACCGGGGCTTACTGAAAATGTACTTGCCATGATCAAAAGAAACTTCAACGCCCCGGAATTGATGTCGGTGGTGGATAATGAAGCGGTGGCGAGAAAAGTGGTGGATAAACTTTTTTCGACGGTGTTGACCGGGTCCTTCGATGGATCCGTGATACCCTCGCTCATTGATTTTGAAGAGTGGTATATGAGGCAGGAGGCCTCTACATTGGGACAAATCAAGAATACCACGCACATGTCTGCTCTGGATACATACAAACACATCATCAAAGAGACGCCCAAGGCCAAATTGGACCTGAGCATCCAAAGTGAGTATCCAGCCTTGCAGACGATAATTTATCATGAAAAGGATGTCAATGCGCTTTTTGGACCGATTTTTGCATTCCTTACAGAGCGCTTGTTAGAAATGATAGATCAGAATCGTTTCATGATATACACAAGGAAAACGGTGGAGGACATTGAAAACTTTTTCCTTGGTATAAGTACTTCGAGCAATTTGGAAGTACTTGAGCTGGATATCTCTAAATACGACAAGTCTCAAAATGACTTCCATCAGGCTGTGGAAATGCTCATTTGGGACAGGCTTGGTTTAGATGCTATCCTTGGGGAAATGTGGAAGCGCGGGCATCAGCTTACTACAGTGAAAGATTACAAGGCTGGTATTCGAACTCAGTTATGGTATCAAAGAAAATCAGGTGATGTAACAACTTTTATTGGTAATACCCTGATTATAACTGCCTGTATGGCAAGTATAACTGATCTGGACAAATGTGTCAAAGCCGCGTTTTGCGGCGATGACTCAATTGTCTTATTCCCTAAAGGAATGGAATATAGATCCACTATGGAACTTGCTGCTTTACAGTGGAATTTCAATGCTAAATTGCTTGTAAAAACACATGGCTATTTTTGCGGCAAGTTCATAGTAATGCATGAGTCTGGTTGTAAAGTGTTTCCTGACCCTTTGAAGATTATAACCAGACTAGGGAATAAAAATTTGAAGAATGAGGAACATATTGAGGAAATGCGTGTGTCATTAATGGATTTAACGAAGAGTTATGGTAACTCTGCTTATATTCATCTCTTAGACGACGCATTTAATGAAGTGTATGCCGGGGGTGGTTCGTGTCAGTACGTTTTGAATTGCATGTGGAAAATAATAACTGACAGGAACTTGTTTAGAGACTTATTTGTGATAGTTGATAATGGCAGCCGCACTGACCGAGTTGGAGAAAAAGGATCAGCAGGAAACCACGGAGGTCGCTGGATCGACGAACGTGGTAAAGAAAACACCGGACAGCACGTTGTCAGTGCCCCAGGCAGTTCAAAAATCTGCAGCCACAGCAGATATGCGGAAGGAATTTCTAAAGCCGAACAGGTACAGAGAGTGGAAAGAAAAGTTGGGGCTAACCGCTCCCAAGTACAAACTGATAACGTTCGACATAGCATCGAACATGAAGGACACTGGGGTTACGTTCTT